TGAAGACCTCACCTACGTCGTGCTGCACGGCAAGGACAAGGACGACGGGCTAGACCTTAAGGCGGATGTGTACATCATCAACCCCGAGGGTCTGCAGTGGCTCATGACGGGCAACAAGCTCGCCAAGATCAAGCCAGACATTCTGGTGGTGGACGAGCTGTCCAAGTTCAAGCATACGAACACGCAGCGGTTCAAGCTGATCAAACCCCACCTGCAGAAGTTCCAGCGTCGGTGGGGGCTGACTGGCACCCCGGCGACCAACGGCCTCATGGACCTGTTCGGCGAGTGCTTCATCCTTGACATGGGCGCTGCGCTCGGGCGGTTTATCACGCACTACCGAAACCGCTACTTCACACCCGCAGGGTTCGGTGGCTACGAGTGGCGACCTGTCCCCGGCGCGTTTGAGGACGTGCAGGAGAAGATCAGGCCGCTTGCTCTGTACATGCAGGCGGAGGACTACCTGGAGCTGCCGGAGCTGGTGTTCCAGAACGTGCATGTGACCCTGCCGCCCGCTGCCCGCACCGCCTATGCTCAGATGGAGGACCAGTTCTTCACGCTGATTGATCAGGAAGAAGTGGCGGCGGTGTCTGCCTCTGCGGTGGGTGTGAAGTGCAGGCAAATCGCCAACGGTGCGGTCTACAACGCGAGCGGGGATGTGTCCGCCGTGCACGCCGAAAAGCTGGATGCCCTAGAGGCGCTGCTGGAGGAGCTGAATGGTTCGCCTGCTCTGGTACTCTACGAGTTCAACCATGACCGTGAGCGCATACTTGAGAAGTACCCCGGCACTCCATACATCGGGGGCGGGCAGAGCGACAAGGCCGTGTCGGCGTACATCATGGAGTTCAACGCAGGACGCCTGCCCATGTTGCTCGCCCACCCTGCGTCGGCGGGTCACGGCCTCAACCTCCAGAAGGTGTCCAACCACGTGATCTGGTTTGGCATCCCGTGGGACTTGGACATTTACGAACAGGCATGGAGACGGGTGTACCGTCAAGGCAACCCGAACTCCCACGTATTCATTCATCACATCGTGGCTAAGGACACGCTGGATGAAAAGGTTCTTAAGGTGCTGAGGCAAAAGGATCGCGTGCAACGCGGCCTGCTCCGAGCACTTAAGGAGGAGCGGGCAATGTCGCCTGCTTCAGTTTAACTCCATCGAGGTACTACATGGAAACCAACGTCAAAACGGACAAGAAACTCAAGAAGGCCAAGAAGCACGAGGTCGAGGTCGACAAGCCGGTCGTGGACACCCCGGAGACGGGAGAGGTCACGGCGGAAGTCGCAGCCGGAAAGGGCAACGGCGCTCCGCGCCCGCGCAAGTGGGACTACGGCATCATCCCGGACGCCAAGATCATCCGGCTGAAGGACGAGGCCAGCGTCAAGAAGGACATCGCCGAAGCGTGGGCCGCGACCTACGACAACCCCACCGTGGCGGACTACATGAAAGACTTCGCCAGCAGCTCCGACGCCCGCCACGGGCTGCGCGTGCTGTCCCGGCGCGAGTTGATCAAGATCGTCCACCCGGACGGCTCGGAGTTCCCGCGCCAGTACGTCAAGCCGGAGCCCACCCCGGCTGAGGACGAGGCGGTAGCCGAGTAAGGGTCGGAGTCTAGGGCGGGCGCAGCAGGGTGTAGGTACTGCGCCCGCCCGCTTTACCTCTCTACAGGGCTCTTATATGAGTATCCGTGATGGTGATGTTTCAGAAGCCCACGCTGGCAACTGGCTCTACGATCATGGGTGGAAAGTTCTGTACAACCCTAAGCGTCACGGGCCGATTGACTTGGTTGCTTCTAAGGATGGTGAAGTTAGGCTCGTACAGGTTGGAACTGGCCGACGGTACACCAAAGTCTCTGGGGAACAGGTTAAGAGTCATGGAAAGAATACCGCATCCAAGAGGGTTAAGCATTTCCAAGGAGGCGTCACCCATATCCTAATCGTGTACTACGACCCATTGGAGTTGGAGTGGGTAGACCCCCTCCCGCCCATTAACCCATTTATCAGGCGTTCATATGAGGGTAACCGCAGCGTTTAATCCACGGGGAACCAGCGGCTCAGGCAAAACGACGATCGTGCGTGCGATACTGGACGTATCGGGCGCTACTCCCTACAAGCTTCACAGAAACAAGGTCAGGATGTACCGGGGCGAGTTCCAAGGCGTGGAGCTCTTCGTACTCGGCGACTACCGTGGGCAATGCGGAGGGTGCGACACGATCCAGCCCTACGCCGACATCCTGCCCCTCATCAGCTACGTGATGGAGCGCACCGAGCCCTCCCTGCTGGTCTACGAGGGGCTGCTCATCAGCCATAGCCTCGGCACCATCGGGGAGCTGGTCAAGCCCTACGGTCACAGGCACATCATGGCGTTTCTAGACACGCCGCTGAACGTGTGCCTGGATCGTGTAAAGTCCCGCCGCCTAGAGCGCGGGCAGCTCGCCCCGCTCAACCCCGCGAACACCACCAAAGACCACGGCAGCGTGGCTCGGTGTAAGGAGCGGGCGCAGGCGCAGGGCTTCACCGTTCGTACCATCAGGCACGACGAGTCAATCAGTCAGTCACTGGAGATCCTAAGTGGCCTATCCCAATATGTCAAGTCTGCTGTACTGGATTCAGGAGCGCGAAAAGATCCGGGAACAGAAGGACTCTGGGGTTCCCCGCCCGTGGACTAAAGACCCCATACTGGCGTCGTACCGCTTCTGCAACGTGCGGCGGCAGGACGACAAGGTCACGCGGTGGCTGGCGGACAATTGGTATCCCCACTGGGACACTCCGAACTTCGTTGCCAACATGACCATCGCCCGGCTCATCAACGAGTCGCCGACGCTAGAGTTCATGAGTCAGTTCACAGAGTTCTGGGCTGACTGGTTCCCGCGCGTACTGACCAACCGCCTCAAGTCGTGGCGTGACCAAGGCAATCGGGTGTTCAACCCCGCCTACATCGTCACCACCTGTGGCAAGAAGATGGACAAGCTGGACTACGTGATCAGGGTGGCGAGCGACGTGCGGAAGCTGCCGCGCCCCGCGCCTGACGAGTCCCTTGCTTCGTACTTCGGCCTGCTGACTACGGTAGATGGTCTGGGTGCGGGGTTCTTAGCGGCACAGATAGTGGCCGACCTAAAGCACACTCCGCTACTCAGCACCGCGCCCGACTGGCATGTCTGGTGCGCTCCCGGCCCCGGAAGCATGCGAGGGTTCAACCGCCTCTGTGGGCTGGCCCCGGATGCTCGCAAATGGAACGCAGACGAGTTCCGGCGGCACATCAAGGAGCTGCAATTCGCCATTCTCAGCGGGGCGAACGTATCCATTGACTCACAGGATGTGCAGAACTGCCTGTGTGAGTTTGACAAATACATGAGGGCTAGAGATGGCGGACGTCCCAAGCAGAACTACCCTTGAAGGCAAGGTCGTTCTGCACAAGGTCCATTCAACCGGGGCAGTGACGTGTATGATCGTCAACCCCGACCTTGTCTGGTACATGAACGTCTTCCCCACCCGCGACTCAGCGGAGGCGTGGGCGGCGATGCACCAGATGGCCTTCGAACTAACCCCAGAAGCAGAGGTGTACCTTGCTCAGCTCCAAGCTCTGGCAGAAGCCAATAGAGCCCCGTAGAGGCGTTGCAGCCTCCATGGCTACAGGGTACCGTGCCCACCGGCAACGGCACCCCTTGAGGGCTGTAGACAGGCCGCAGGGGTATCAACAGGGGGCCACCTACCCGCGCCCGCAAGGACAGTTATGAATTGCCACGCCCAGACCACGAAGTTCTCATGGCAGATGAGGGTGGTCGGGACCTCCGTGGTTCTCCTAAGCTCGCGGCGGACGGGCTACAAATCTGCCATCCGCCACCCTCAACCTTAATTAGGAGACGTTATGTTCAGGCCAATGCTCGCGGCCAAGGTGGAGAATCCTTCCACGCTGCGGTACCCGCTACTCGCCTCGCCAAAGCTGGACGGCATCAGGGCGGTAGTCCGAAACGGCGCAGTGCTCAGCAGAACCCAGAAACCCATACCCAACCGACGCATCCAAGACTTGTTTGGGAAGTACGAAGGCTATGACGGGGAGCTTATCGTGGGCGACCCCCGTGACCCCCACGTATTCCGCACTACGACCAGCGCCGTGATGTCGCAAGACGGGGAGCCGGATGTACAGTTCTATGCGTTCGACTTCATTAACCGCCCCGACCTGCCGTTTCACCAGCGGCTCGGCCTGTTGCGGGAAGACCGCAAAGTCGTGGTAGTAACTCACCACCACGTCCTTAACGACTCCGAACTGTTGCAGACGCAGGACACTTTCATCCGGAGGGGGTTTGAGGGTACAATGTTACGTGCGCCCAATGGCCTCTACAAGCAGGGGCGCTCAACCCTAAACGAGGGCTGGCTCTTGAAGTTTAAGCAGTTCGCAGACAGTGAGGCAGCCATCATCGGCGTGGTAGAGCAGATGCACAACGCCAACGAAGCTACTGTGGACGAGCGGGGTTACACGAAGCGCAGTTCGCACCAAGAGAACAAGGTGCCGACGGGCAAGCTCGGAGCACTGAGCGTTCGAGACCTCATAGCCGGGGTTGAGTTTGAAATCGGCACGGGCTTCACCGACAGCGACAGAGTTCTGCTGTGGGCGCAGCGAGCAACCCTGCCCGGAAGGCTGGTCAAGTACTCATACTTTCCATCGGGCAGTAAGGAGAAGCCTAGGTTCCCAGTGTTTCAGGGCTTCCGCGACCAGTTGGACATGGGGGTGTGACATGCTAGTGTTCACAGCCCGCAACGTCAACGACGCCTACAACGACATCCTGTGGCGACTTAACATCGCAGAGTTCGTAGAAACGTCGGACTCCCGCAACGGGAAGATCATGCGGTTCAAGACCCCCGTGACAACCGTGTACGAGTGCCCACTGGAGCGGGTGCTGTGGGACGAACAGCGCGATGCCAACCCGTTCTTTCACCTCATGGAAGTGGCGTGGATGCTGGCAGGCCGGAACGACGTAGAGTGGCCCGCGCACTTCGCCAAGCAGATGCGTGAGTATACGGACAATGGGACGACCTACCACGGAGCCTACGGGCATCGGTGGCGCAAGCACTTCAGATTTGACCAGCTTGCATGGCTCGTTGACCACCTCAAGCTCAACCCGTTCAGCCGACGAGCCGTCCTAGGCATGTGGGACCCATTCGAAGACCCCTACATGACCGAGAAGGGCGGCAAGGACGTGCCGTGCAATACTCAGGCATACTTCACAATTAGGGGCGGCGCGTTGGACATGCTGGTCACGAACCGCTCCAACGACATAGTGTGGGGAGCC